TTGCAACAAGTTCTTGCACATCTTTTCCACCCTTTGTTCCAGCTTGATATGCTTCCTCTATTGGGATTCTACCAAGACCAGATGTCAAACTTAATCCCGCAGAAGTAGCTTTTCCAGCAACTGTTAAAGGCACGTTAAGTGGGTCTATTTTTTGCCCTACTTTTCTTGCTTGTTCAGCGACTTCTTTTAATGGCCCTACTTTAGATGCTAAAGAAGAACCACCTGTTAATAAAATAGAAGCATCTCCTAAAAATCCAACAGGGTCATTTGCTATGGTTCTTTTGATATTTTCCATTCCTCCATATCTATTTGCAAAATATGCACCAACTGCTTTTGCTTGTTTTTCATTGGCTTGCTCACCTGGTATGACTAATTGAATAATACCAAGACCAAGTTCGCCTATAGATTTTGCTGTTCCTATTGGGTCTGAAATTGCGCTATAAATATCTTGCCCATATTGAAATGCACTACTTGGTATATTAGTTATAGCTTGTCCAGCAACTTGTCTAGCGGTCATATTTTCTGGAGCAGTAGTTACTACTTCTTGCATTGCTTTTAATTCAGATAATTTAAGTGTCATTAATCTATCTCTACTTCTTCTACTGTACCGTCTGTTAATACCGCATAATATTTACCATTTGATTGATATAATATTGTACCTTGTACATTAACCCTTTTACTACCAGTAGGTATTCCTGATGGTAGTAAAGTAAATTTGCTTGTAATTTCTTGTTGAGTGACAGGTTCTCTTTCTTTGTACCCTTGATATCTACCACTTTCGACACCCAAGTTATAAGCTTTGATTTCTTCATTATAACTTTCAACTTTAAGCTTATACATTTCTTCTAGCAAAGGGCCGACTACTGCTGGGTTTTGCAAGGAATTTACATCACCACCTAATCTAGCTATAACTCTCCAAGCATCTTTTTCAGTCATAACACCACCACCAACAGTATCTATTCTATTTGCACCTATAAGTCCTTGTAGCTTACCTTCGGCAATACTTCTTGCTAATTCTTCTGGTGTTAAATTTTGATTTCCAGCTAAAGTTTTAAACCAAGTAGCAATTTGATCGCCTAACCTTTCAATACCTACATTAGTGTCTGTAATGTTTTGCCAATAACTTAATATTTGCTTTAAAGACTTTTCTTCGGTTACTAATTCTTTATTTAAACCAGTAAATGTTTTGAAATCTGGTATATATCTTTGTTCCTCGCCAGAAGTAGTCATTCTTGCATCTGGATATTTAGCAAAAAATTGTTCAGCATTTAATTGTCCGTCTGGGCCATCAAAAATTCTTCTATCGCCAACAATAATTTCTTTGTAATTACCTTTATCAGTTAAATATGTATTACCTTGCCTTGTATAAACTGTTTTATCTTTTATTTCTTCTAAACCAGCTATACCGCTTATTGCATTTGCAATCTCAGGTATTGCCACATTAAATGGCATTTTTTGGTTTGGCTGTATTACAAAATTTCCAATGTTTATAGGCGCATTTGAAGTGTTTTTATATTCGACCAACTCAGGTCTGTATGTTTGTCCTTTTTCTTTTTTAAAAACACTAGCTGGCACACCAGACTCAGTAGCTCTTAGTATTTCTCCGTATTCTGGATAATCTCTTAAAAAAGATTCTCTTAACCTTCTCTGTCTCAACCTTTCATCTTCTTGCGCTTGCAATGCCATTCTTTGTGGATCACCAGACAAAGTAGCACCAGTACGTCTTAACGCTTGGCTAAGATTTTGTATGCCAGCTAATCGTTGTGCTGCTGGAGATAATCTTGGGTCAGTAGTCGCACCCATTCTTTCCAAGCCTGTGCTTGCTCTTTGACCTAAAGTTCTTAATAAATCTTGTATTGCCATTTAACTAAATCCTGCATCTGAAATATAACGCTCTGGGTTTTTTCTCCATGATTCGGTAGAAGGTGTTTCAAACAAACTACCTAAAAATGGTTGTGCTTGTCCATACAGTTCTAATCCAGAGGACAGTCGATCAAATATACCAGGGCTATAGCTTTGAGTTGTTGCTTGACTTGGTGTAACTCCACTCACACCAGTTGCTAGTAATCCAAGTTGTCGTTGTGGATAATCTAATGCTCTCTGGAACTCACCCCGCCCAGCAGCTATCGCTTGCTGTTGCAACGCTTGCTGTTGCCCGCCAATACCACCTAGTAAACCTAAACCACGATACTGCTCACCAAGTAAGCCTTGTTGTAAGCCCGCTTGAAAACGTCTATTAGCCATCTCACGCGCAAGGTCTGATTCTGCTGCCGCTTGCGCCCGCCCAAAGCCCGCCTCACGCAGACCCGCTGAAGTTCGTGCCATTTGCTCAACATACGGTCTTTGTGACTCAGACTCTAATAATGCAGATCGAGAACCGCCAAATGCGCCCGCCCCAATAGCTCGTGCTTGCGCACCGCCTCTAGCAATATCTGCTTGACGTTGAATATCTTGCATAGATTGTTCTATGACTTGTGAAGTATATGGGCTTGGATATGCACCAATGTCTGCACCCAATAAAGACGGTGCTTGTTGCCCCGCTAAAGAACTTAACTGACCCATTGGATCAAGTGCTTGACTGCGTTCAAACATGCCTCTGGTAGCACCAAATGCTTTTAATTGATCTGGTGAAAAACCAGCAACCATAGGCCCTGTGTAGGGTACAAACGGCTGTTGTGATGCAGCTTGCGCTTTCTCGTATAAATCCCTTTGTATTGCTTGAGTTTGTGGGTCAACCATACTTGATGCTTGAGTTTGACCAGTAGTTCCACCGTCAAATAAACCTTTGACAGCGCCTACTGTTCCCGCTACTTTTCCCGCTGTTGCTAACATTGGTAATGCTGCTGCCATTTTTACTTCCTTTTATAAATCTTTGCTTACTAAATATTCTGGCTTAAAACCCAAATGTTTTATTTTTCTTAGCCAACCTTTTCTACCAATTAAGGTAATTTTGTTTACACCCATTTTTTTCGCATGAGTTTCTATACAATGGTAAATCTTTTCTATCTCTTCATATTCTCCACTAGCAAGCAGAATGTGTATTATTTTTTTCTTACCACATATAACGTATTCAGTTACTATAGCAGAATGTTCAGCGGGCCATAACCACGCTATTCCATTTCTTATTTTATCCTCTATATCATCTATTGTATAGGTATCTTGATACTTCATTGCCTTTACAAGCAATGGCTTACATTTTTTCCATTCTATTTCCCACGGCTCTAGTTGCTCTTTTGGGAACAAATCAATAACTGTATTAATCGCCTTTTGCATATTCCACTACACTTGCCAGAACATTAATGTTGGCATGACTGACTTGTATTTTTAGTATTTCACCCGCAGTTAAAATTAAACTTCTGGTTAGCATTTCATCAGTGGCGTGTGCGCTTATATTGTGTTGTTTCCAAGCATAATGATCTGTTCCACCTGATGTAATAACTATATCTATATCTGTTTGTTGGTTACCATCATCACTAACAAGCAAAGATTCTATGATAGCAAAATCAAAATCACCGCCAGAGGGTGCTGTATAAACGGTTTCTAATGAAGCTGTACCAGTAACATTTAATTTAGCATTAGTTGCTCTTTGTATGTATTGTTGTTGTGAGGATAAATCCATTATCTTTTACCTCTGGCTTTGAGATCAAGACGAATATTACCAACTTCAAAAGTTTGGTCAGTATCACCTGTCACTGTCATTTGCACTTGCCTAGCACTAAAACGTGCATCAGTGTAACCATCACTAGAATCAAAAGTAAATGAGCCAAAGTCTGTTGTTGGGCCAAGTGGTGTAAACTTGCCTTTAAAACTTAATACCACGCCAGGTAAGCTATTTGCTTCTGAATCAGGAATGATTTGGTTGCATTGCATATAACGATCACCATTACCTAATTCGATTGGGCCTGACTCAGCAAACGGTACAGCAGTACCCAAGTTAGGTGAATTGCCAAGAGTGGTAGATTCATGTTGATAAACAAAACCAGCATTATCACAAGCAATTGGATAATCCCAGATACCTTGATCTATCCAACAACCACGATCCATTGCACCGACTGACCATGCTTTTTCTGCATAGTTCCAAATAATATATTTGTCAGGTTTTATGCTATCTGTAGATGGAAAGAACCATACAAATTCATTGAAGTTTGAGTTGTGACCACCAGCAATTGTTTTTCTGTAACTGTAGTTTAAATCGTTAAATAAGTAATCATGCACATCACATGGTATTTCTTGTACTCTACCGTCAAATAAGAAGATAGCGTTTTCTCCTACCCATGATAAGAAATCACCAGAAGTTGCAATAGAGCGAGTTGAGATTGCTTTACAGTTAGTACCCGCATCTTGTATTCCATATACAAATGGATTGCCCGCATAAAACATTTTAGCGATGCCAGTATCAGTAAATATCATTACGTCAGTTTTCCACTTGACCGCACCGATAACTCTACCGCCTGTCGGCACTTGCAAATCACCCGCAGTATTAGTTGCTTTAGCTGTCCAGTTAGTTAAATCTTCTCTGGAACACCAAGATATTTTTCTAGGATCACCACCCGCACCTAATGCAACTACATGTCTTTCGTTGGTAACTATTACACCTAAGTTTCCAGTTGGTGCGTTAGTTATCGCTGTACCCGCAGCATCAGGTGTATTTGCACCACCGCCATGTGGTCGCCATTGATATATTTTTCCATCAGATGCAGAGCAGAATATTAAAAACTCACCAAAGTTATCAAATGAAAATGAGGTAGTATTAAACAGTAATCCTGACTGTGATCGAGCATCGCCATAATCTTCTACATCGTAATTATACGCACCATAGCCTAACGGATCATTTGAGGCATCTGTAACAAAACCAGATGGGGTAATGTCATACCAAGTATTGCGTGTTAAAACATAGACTTTTTGGCGAGTACCAACAGCTAGTATTTGATTGCCAGCGTTATCGCTGTACGCATACATTGCGGTTGGTGTGCCTGTTAAAGCAGTTGGTTTTAGTTTTTCCCAACCACCGATAGGCCGTAAGTTGCCGTTTTGAAAACGCACAAGATCGCCATTTGTCCAGCGACCTTTTTGGGAATATTCAGTACCGTTAGTGACAATACCCGCTACTGGTGTAATAGGCAATAGAGCCATTATTACCTCATAT